CGATGTCGCCAGATTGCGGTCGGGTCATCCGCTCCTCCCCCGGTCATCGATCCAGCCGATTGTCGCCAGCGTGCAGGTGTTGACCGTGCCGGCGTTGATTGTCAGCGCATACCAGATCTGGCTTGACACATCGGTCCAGAACACCGGCGGCACGATGGCGGTATCGATGACGCTGCTGGTGACGTCCTGGACATTGGTCAGCGTGTTGCCCCAGCTGCCCGACCCCAGCGACACGCTTGCGACGCTCGACGCGTTCATCGTCAGCGATGTCCGGAGCAGCGGCCGGGTGAAGATGCCGTTCGGGGCTGATGTCCCCAGCAGGATGGCCGCCTGCGCCGCCGTCGACGAGCGATTGACGATAGCACCGATATGGAAGGTATCGCCGACTTGCTGGAAGCCGCGGTTGGCGCTGGCAGCACGCAGGAACGAGGCAATCCGCCGCTTGCGGTCGTAACCGGCCGGCATTGTCGGGCCGACCGCCGACAGCGACGTCAGCACGTCGACGACGCCGGTATCAGAGCGCTGGATGAGAAAGACATGATAGGTGCCGGCCGCCTGTATCGTGCCGGCGTCGAGACTGCCGGCGAGAGCGCCGACCGCCCAGGCGACATTGATCTTCTTGGTCATCAGCGCCGACAGCGTCATCACCGTTGGGATGGCGGCATCGGTCGCCGCACTGCCGGGATTGACGTCGATGCTGTTTGTCACGTCGGTGGTGGTGTTGGCGATCACCAGGCCGAACAGCATGCCGCGCTGGCTCACCTGGGAAACATCGAGCGAGCGGCCTTTCAACTTCATGATGCCGGCCGTCGAGTCATCGAAATCGGCGACCAGTACGCTCTTGATGATCCTGATATGGTCGTCGCCTTCCGACTTGCTGTCGGTGCCGAGCGGCCACAGCGCGTTGAGGCCGGCAATCGTCGTGGTGGATTCAATCGCCATTCGTCACCTCGCAATCACCGCCATCTGCGCCGTGTGCATCGCCATCGCCTTGTCGGCATTGGCGGCGCCGATGGCGTTGTCCAGCTGGGTGTTATAGTTGCCGAGTGCATCGAAATCCTGGATGAAGGTCGCTGCCTGCACTAAGAGCGCCGCCAGGTAGACGTTCGGATATTTGGTCAGGATGACGTTCGTCTGCGTGTCGGTCAGCAGCGGCCACCTGGCGCCATAGAACAGGATCACCGGCCCGGCGCCCGACAGGTAGACGGTGGCCCCGGAAATGGCGAAGATGTTGTCGGTGGCGGCGTCGAGGACGGCATCGAGAGACGCCGACGCCTGCGAGACGTTGGCGAGCCGCAGCGCCTTCACCCGGCCGAAATCCACCGGCAGCGGCACGATGTTGAGTGTCGTCACCGGATCGACGCTCGACGTCAGCGCCGTCGCCACCTCGTTGTCGTAGACGTCGAGCCGGGTCGCCATGTCGGCAATCGCCGGTCCCTGGTAGTCGTCGAACACCAGGTCCTTGCGGTGGATGTAGCTCGCCGCCAGCGTTTTCATCTGCGACCAGATCATCTTATGGCTTCCCTGGTGGAATGCCCGGCTTGGCGTGCCAGAGGATCAATTGCCCAGGCTTACTTATGCGGTTTGGTACTCGGCCGATGAGTCTCATCGTCATGCTCCTGTGGCTTGTCGAGCGGCATCTCGCCTTGCGGCTGCTTCTTTAGCTCGTTGATCTGTTTCTGGGTTTCCTCGATCTGTTTTTCGAGGATGGCGATCATTTCGTCTTTCGTAGCCATGTCAGTACCCCACATGTGTTGGCGGCCGCGCCGCCGTCTTGTCGGTGCCGCCGGATGTATAGGCGACCATCGCCGCCGGGTCGGTCGTCGGTTGCACCGCCTGGGCGTGATAGCCCTCGGCATAGGCGCGGGCGTATTTGCTGAACGGCGAAATCGCCATCTTCGTATTGCTCGAGGCCGCATAGGCCATGTAGTCGGCGTGCAGTTTTCCAGCCATTACGTCACCCATAGCTTCGAGTAGTCGAGATCCCTGGCGAGCCGTTCCCAGGCGAGACGGCATGTGTGCCCGTCACGGCTCGCCAGTTCGGGTTTCAGCTTCACCAGCAGCCGGTATTGTGCCACCGACAGCCGGATGATCGGCTTAGCCCAGTCCATCTTGCGAGCCCCGCCATTGGCGCGGATCGCCGCGTTCTCCGCCATGATGGCGTCCTCGTGGCAAGAGGTGTGGACGCGATACAGCCGGCCATCCTCTTGCCTGTACCGATAGGTCTCGACGCCATCGCTGAAGTCCAGCGGATGGCTCATAGCGTCATCGGCGCCGCTTCGTCGATGTCGTAAACGACGCCGCAACTGTCCTCGTTGCGAAGCCTGAGTGTACCGTCCACCGCCATCGACCGCTTGTCGGCGAGGCCGGTCTTGGCCAAGGGAACGACCTCGTAACCCGACAGCATCACTACGTCGATGTAGTCGAAATCGAAGATGCCGATATGGCTGGTCGCCGCGGCGCTAATCGGCTGCAGGCGGTTGGGGGTCATCGTCAGGTTGCCGAAATCGGTGATGAAGACGTTGACCGAGCCTTGAGCCGTGGCGCCGCCGCGGTCGTCCTGGCTGACCGGGCTGGTCAGGGTGGCGATGCGTGCGGTGCTGGTGAAGCTATATTCGGAGATCTTGCGGATCACCGGCGGCCTCGCCATCAGCACGAACGGCCGGCGGTCGGCGCCGCCAGCGGTATAGACCGCCTGCACCGTGTCGCGGAGGATGGTCTCGGTGATTGCCCGCTTGGTGCCGGGAACGACGTCGCCGAACAGCTTGGTGCCGGTGTTGAAACCGGGCGTCGAGCCGGTGGCGCCATGATTGGAATTCGATGTCGTCTGGGCGAAGATCGACGCCATCTTGCCGGCAATCGTCGCGCCGTCGTCGGCAATCGATCCCTGTCCGGACAGCATGATCGCCTCGCGGTCACGGCGTAGTTCGCGCTGCCGCTGCATCACCTGGTAGGCAAGCGCATCGGACGATCCCATCGTGTCGGAGGCCTGCGCGCGTTCAGAAACTTGTACCGTCTTGGTTGAAATTTGACATTGATTTCCCTTGCGGGTACCGACATTGGTGTCGTTGGTGGTGTTGGTATCCTGGCCGTCAATGCGGGCATTCGTCAGGTCTGGCGCTCTCAGAGCGTCTTTATTCCACTCTGTATAGGCATTCGAACACGATCCGCTGCCGGCTGCATCTGTAAATGGTAATGGGATATTTGTAACATCCCAGATTGCATCCATTATGTCTTCATGTATCCACCCGCCGGAAAGCGCGGCCTTGAGATCTGCGGAATCAAGATTTGTCGTTGCCATATCAGCCACCCAAGAGTTTGGTCACGGCGCCCAGCTGGTCGCCCTTGCGAGCCAGCTCCTGCGCCTGCTGTTTGAGGTTAGGCCGATGCACCCGCTTCGAGACCGGCGTTTCCGTCGGCCGCTTGTCGCGCTCGGCGCGAAAGCGTTCGAGGATCTTTTCCCGCCGCATCATCTTGGTCATGAAATAGACGATGCGGCTGTCGTTGAGGGCGTCCATTTCCTGTTTGGAAAACCGCCATTTCGACGCGAACTCGTAGAGTTCCTTGATCTCGGATCGCTTGGTGCGTTCGTCGGCCCATTCGGGGAATAGCTCCCTCAGTTCCTTCGCCGCCTTCACCTCGTTGGCCTTCCAGGTCTCCTGCGCCGCATGAAAGGCGCTGGCGAACTGTTCCGGTGACACGAGGTTGCGGACTTCCGACAGCAGGCCGTCGATCTGCTGGCGGGCGGAATAGATCTCGTTGAGGGAGTCCGTGCGATAGAGTTCGAAGTCGTCGCGGTCGTGGGTGAAGGTCTTCACCTTGCCCAGCTGGTCGCGCATCGCCTGGATTGTCAAAGGCTCTTCGTCCTCGTCGTCGAACGGCAGGTAAAGGCCGTACAGGTCCTTCGGATCGATGTCGTGCTCTTCAGCGAATTGCGCAATCGTCCGCCTGTCGCCCTTCTTTGGACGCTGATATGGCTCTATCTCGGCATCCAGATCATCCTCCAGGTCGTTTCCGGGTGCGTCGGCTGTGGCACCGTTCCCTGACCTGGCCGAGCGGTCAGGACGATAGCCTGACGTCTTGCCGCTCTCATCGCCCGTCACCGGGCGGAAAGGTTCCTCACCCGACAGCAGCCGCGTTACCGCGCTGACATTGTCGGTGTCGCGGCGCGACAGTTCGCGGCGCGACAGCCCGCCGCGTTCGTCGCGGCGGCTGAATTGTCCGTTGTCACGGTTCCTCGGTGGTACCGGTGGCGGCGGCGATGCGGGCCGCGCGCTGTCGGTCGTCGCCGCCGCATCCATCACCCTCTGCGCCGCTCGCGAAATGCTGGTATTGTTCGAGGTATCCGATGACATAGTCTATTCCCCTAAGACTTCTTAGGATTGTTTCCACTTCGTTTGGCTGCGACAGATGATCCGCCGCCTCCCTGAGCAGCGCCTGGGCCATTTCCTGTCTTAGCTCCGCCAGCACTGCCGGCGTTAGTGCGCTGGATAGTCTCCGCCTCTGCTCGCGCGTTAGCAAAATCGATCACTCCCTGGCTTTCGGCCTTCGACTGCTCGGTCATCGCCGATAGGACACTGTCGAAATACTTGAAGGCGGTTTCCTGGTCGGACTTGTACTTGTCCTTCTCAGCGGCGATCTGTTCCGGCAGGGCGGCGATCTGCGACGCCTGGTCGGCGGTCTGCTGTGCCTGCTGTGCGGCTTGCTGCTGCTTCGCCTGGGCCGCCTGCTGCGCCTGCTGGCTGGACGGATCGGTGAAGTAGCTTTCGGGATTGTCGACCAGGTTGACCCTCAACCAGTCGACGGTCATCTTGTAGAGGCCCTGCTTGCTCACCACCTCGCCCTCCAGTCCCTGGGCCAAGGCCTGGCCATACATCTGCAGGGCAGCAAACAATGTCTGGCTGACGTGCATGCGCTCGCCCATCGAATAGCCGACATCGACGTTGCAGTAGCTACGCGCCTTCCATTGGGCCGGATCGACGGTGACATACTGGTCAGCCACCTTGATGTTGATCGGCCCGCCGTCGCCGTCCCTGAGCTCGGCATGCGCCAACAGGAAGATCCCGCGGATCAGGCTTTCGGCCAGGTTGCGAGTCATGTAGCTGACCAGCAGTTCGGCGGCGGCATACATCCGCTCGACGCCGTGCGCCGTGTCACCGGCGACCTGCATCTCGGCGCCGATCATCTCGACGGCGGCGCCACCGCGTTCGGTGCGCTGCTTGTCCAGTTCCCTGAGCGCCAACTGGATGCTTGGCCCGACGTCGATCACCGGCAAGGGCACGACGGCATCCGGCCGCTTGATGCGGATCGGCCGGCCACCCTTCGGCGTCAGCACGTCTTCCAGCTCGACGCTGCCGACGACGGCGCCATAGCGGCCGAACGAGCAGTTCTTGACGTTCTCCAGCCATTGCGACAGGAACGCCGTCTTGGAGTCCTGCACACCGGCGACCTTGTCGCTGAGCGCCTCGCCCTCGTGCTGGTTGGCAATCGGGAAGGCGGTGCCGGCGGCATAGGGCGTACGGCCGGCCTGTACCGGGTCGAGCAGCCAATCGCGCTCCGGGCCGCCATCCGGCAGCCACAGGTGCCAGAGATAGGCGCGGTCGTCGTTCTCCTTGAAGGTCAGCCACGCATAGCACTCGTAGACGCGAACGATGTCCATCTGCGAGACGACGCCCTTGCCGCCCTGGTACTGCTGCTGGACGATATGGCGGCCCTGGCTTTCCTGGCCGGAATTGCGGCTGACCGCCGGCAGGTTCTTGACGCATGACCACTTGACGCCCATCCGGCTGAGTTCGTTGCGGGTCTTGTAGTGCACCTCGCCGGCAAACGGGCAATTGGCCAGGCTCAGCTGGTCCCAGTCGGGATCGTAGAAGAAACGCTCGTTGGCAATCGTCCCGACCCTGAGCCGCTTGTCGGTGTGGGTGACCTCGATGCGCGCCACCTGCTTGTCGCGGTCGTAGCTGACCAGCCGGCGCTTTTCGGTGGCGGCGTTCTGCGGATCGACGGCCATCACCAGCTCGAGTTCTTCCGGCCGCACGTCCTGGACGGTCAGTGTCTGGGTGTCGGTGTCGATATCCCAATAGACCTTGGCGTAGCCGTTACGGTACATCAGGGCGTTCTGGATCGAGCCGAGGATGACGCCATAGCCGCCGTTATCCTCAATGGCGATCTTGTTGACGGCGCGGCTTTCGGCCTGGGCGGCCTGCTCGTCCTCGGCGCTTTCGCATTCGTAGGTAACGACCGTGTCGGTGGAAAACGACGTCACCATCTGCGCTGCGGCGGCGGTGATCATCGAATTGACATCCGAGCTTGTTACAACGCTCGGATCGCTCTGCTGGATGCGATATTGGGTTAACAGATCCCAGGCGCGCTG